CACCAAATGCACCACCTGCTTCTGAAATAAGTCCTAGAAGTGCACCTTCCGCTTCTTTAAGTTTTTCTTGTAATGAAATTTGTTCTTTTAAACTTTCAATTTGATTCTTTTCTTCAGCGGTTAATTCTCTACCAAGTTTAACTTCAGCATCCTTAATTGCTTTTATTTTTTCTCTTTCATCTTTACTAAGTTTGCTTAATTCTAATTCTGTTTCTAATGCTGTTATAATTTTGTTGTATGATTCAACACCTTTTTTGACCTTTTCATTTTTCTCATCAACAGAGGTGCCTGCGTTTTTAAGATTTTCATTAATTTTATTTGATTCTTTTTGTAGTTCCACTGCCTCTTTTGTTACACCACCTAGCCCCTCTCTTAATTCATCAACACCTTCAATACCAAGTGTTTTAAGTGAAGTTTCTAGATCACCAAATTTTTCTTTTAATAAATCTGCGGCCTTTTCACCACCCTTAAGCAATCCAAATGCTGTGGCAATTGCGGCAATACCTGCAACCACACCTCTTACAACTATACCACCAGGAATAAAATTCAACATAGCCAATCCTAATTTGTTTAGAATTGGAATAATTGTTGTTAATATGAATGATCCAAAGTATGCCAAGACAGGCAATAGTATTCTAGAAACGGCTATCGCTATATTGCCAAAGAATAAAGCAACCTTGATACCAATAAGCAATAGAAATGCCTTGCCTATCAATTCAATATTAGCAATTAAAAATTTACCAATTTCAATGGCACCTAAAAATGCTTTTGTTAAATTCAATCCAATTGATTTAACCAATTCTTCATTGTTGGTAATTGTATCTGTTATTTTTGTAACAACCTCTCCAAGTGCAAGAGCAAATCCTTGTCGTCCAACGGCATCCTGTGCATTTCCAAATGCAATTTTCAAGTTAGATATTTGGGTTGATAAATTATTAACCCTTGCCGCTGTTGCTCCACCTGCTAGTTCATCTAAACCTTTTTGAAGTGCATCTCTAATTTTTGCGGCACCTTCTGTTGTTTTACCAAATTCAGATACTTCAAGACGTGTAATACCTAGTTGTTCTTCTAGGATTTTGAATACAGGAACACCTCTGTCTGCAAGTCTATTAAGTTCTTCTAGACCTAAACCACCTGATACCGTTCTAGAAAATAGATCAGTAATCGCCTGCAATGATCCTAATTGATCAGTTGTAATAGCCGCTGTGTCAGTAAAGGTTGTAAGGAGTTGTTCAGTTGGTTCAATACCAGCCGCTTTTAATTTAATAAAAGTTTCTGTTAGTTCTTCAATACCAAATTGTGTTTTAGTTGAAAACTTGGATACAAAATCAAAAGCCTGGGCGCCTGATTGGGCACTACCTGTTACACTAGTTAAAGCAGTTCTTAAATCTTGAAAACGTGCCGTGGTAGTAACAATGCTTCTAATTAAATTTCCGCCACCAATACCTGCTAGTGCCGCTGTGGCAAGACCAGCAACCTTATTGATACCCAATAGGCCACTATTAAGGGATTTTAATCTTCCTTGTATCTTACCTAATCCAGCACTTACCCTATCTACGAGGCGGATTTCTATGTTTTGTGCCACTCGTCATGCTCCTCTTTTGTTCTTGCGCCTGCAAATTAAAATATGCAGTCCACATCTGTATTTCCAGGACACTGAGTTGAGCAACCTCTTCCAAACTTTTGCCTATCGTTTCGCCAATTTTGCAAAGCAATAGGAGTTCAGTGTCCTCTTTTAGTTTTTTTCTACGGCCTCATATTCTGAAGTTGCAGAATTTAACTCAGTTGCTATGCGTAAAAGAACGGCAGGATCTACTTCATTCATAAGTGTCATTTTATCCGTTGGTGAAAACAATTTTTTGCCTTCAGGATTTAATGACTTAAGAAGAATTGATTCTACAAGTGCTTCTACGGTCTTACCCTGCTGTTGCAATTGAATAATTTTACTTTCAGTTGCAAAACTATGTGCAGGTTTATAATAGATGTCCATTTTCCATTCGTCAACGGTCATCTTTCTTAGATCACCACCAAGTTTTTCCTTGAAGTGATTTTTTGCATTTTCCAATACTGGATTCATCTTATGTTTCTCCTATTGATCTCCCTAATAGTAGGCCCTATTATACCATTAGGTGCTTGTTTTGAGTGACCTCTTTCAAGTTCGTCAATATAGGGCACGCGGTTTACAACGCTGTAACCATGAGAACGTTTTTCCGTTCTCCACCCGCGCCTTGCACGACCTTTGTCAATTGGTGTTTTACTAACAGCAACTGATTTTGTTTCATTAGCCACCCTGGCAATATACTGATCTAATTCTCTTTCTAAACCAGACATTGCCTGCTGGATACCTCTGACTAGTACCTTCAGCATAGTTTTCCTAATTAGGCAGTTGTTTCATGTCCCAAAGCACCTGTGCCTTGGAATGCAACCGTAACCGTAATTAAATCATCGTATGAAGCAGTTCTAGAAACTGAAGTGATTAACACTTTACCAGTGTATTTTTCATTTCCTGAATCTGTTGATGTCCATAATTCAATAAACACATCTGAATCATATGATGGGTCAAATAAGTTTCTGTGGGAAGAAAACTCAGTTGTATCAAATACGCACTCTAGGGAACCTGAGAATTGGTGTAAACCATTCAAGTAAGTTCTAGCACCGCCTGATGAAAATGATGTATTTTCAACGGTGTCTTTAGTGTGATCTAAAGTCCAAGAGCGAACACTTGCTACAGAAGTTTCGCCCGCAGAGTCAGTTCCAAAATAAACTGCTCCTTGTTCGCCAGTTAAATTAGCCATTGCTATTCTCCTCTGTTAAGTCATTATCGCGGAAGTAACTTTCAACATCCACTTCGTTTCCGCTCTCTTCCGTAGTGAATTCTGTAGTATCTTTTTTTACTACTTCTGCTTTGGCTGATACTTTGGCCTTGGCAGATTTCTTAACGCTGGGTGTGCCTGTTGACCAACCCATTGCTAAAAACTTGTTTAATGCTGAATCATCAATCCATTCAACAGCATCATCTTTATAAACTTTAATGCTCATTATACTTCTCCTTTTGCGAAGACATATTTTACTTCAACAATCATGGTAAACTCTCCTAATGGTGGTATTCTATTTTCAACCACAACTTCTCTTACATGGGTAGTTACTGCTTGTCCAGTTATTTCTCTGTTTCTTGCATTGTTTAATGCTTCTTCAATACGTTCAATAAGATTGTTTCTTTTTTCATCAACACTCATGGCAATGCCTTCTCTACCATCTGAACGCACAAATCCTGTTATGTTAATGCTAATTGTTCCTTGACGTTTACCACCAAATGCAATATCTTCTCTTACTTCATTACCTGTTGTAACAAGTAGTGCAGGAAATTGTCTCATAGAAAGTTTTTCTAAGTCAAACGGTTCACGTGTGACAAAGGCAGGTCTTGGAGGAGCCATATCCTTTAGGATATCAATGATATTTGTAATTGCTGTTTCGCGTGTGCTCATTAACTACTACCTTTTTAGGCGTAGATAATGCTGTGGTTCTTTTTCTCTGTTTTCAACCGTACCAGAGGAATCCAAGTCATACTCTACACCATCCCTTAAAACTAAATCAAATTCTCTTTCGTATTCTTTTCTATAATACTGCATCTTATTTTGAAAGACGTCACCGTCTACTTCAAATTTTGATAGTTTGGGAAGGATGTGAAAGCCTAATACTTGATAAACCGCGGCTGTGGTCCATTGACTTGCTGTAAGCAAATCTTCATTCATTTCAATTGAGTTGGCTCCTAGATAGTTAATATCGTATAAACCAATTTGTTGTGTAGGCCACCATTTGACACGAATGTCTCTTACAACGTCAGCATTTGCTCTTGTAATTTCGTTATCAAAACTTGGTAGTCCATAATCTGTGATGTCAGGTTCGTATTCTTGTATATCTGACAAAGTGCATAAACTTATAGCCATAAATGGGTCCACCCCTTTCAATTATAATATAGCACAGGTCCTTCCCGTTGCTAGTATTATTTATATCGTATAGAAGAGAATAGGCGGATTTCTCCGCCTATTCAATGGTTTTGCTATCTAAAAAGAATTACTTATTAGTAGTTAGCGTCAACGGTAATACCTACACCGTAACCAGGTCTAGATGAATTACCATCCATAACACCGCCTACACCGTAAGCAACAGAAGCCACCCACTCTTCACCACGAACTGAAGGAACTCTTAAGTTCTCAACTCTGATGTCACGTTTTAGAACGTATGCAAGTGCGTCTGCGTTGAATACACCACCAATTTGGTTACCTGCTGAATCATTCTCTGCAACAACCGTTGATTCAATTATTGTTACTCCAGCCAAATTACCAATTACACCTTCTCTAAGTGCCGCATTACCCAAATCACTAATGTTGTGATTAATAACGTTAGCACCAGCATTTGTTAATTGTTTCTTCAAGTTGAAGATTTGCTTAGGATGGAACACACCGTAGTATGGTCCAGGCGCTTTGTTTGATCTCAAAATTGAAGCCGCTTGGAAAATTAGGTCAGCAGTTAATTCTGTGCCTGATCCACCAATTTGGTCTGAAAATGTTGAGAATAAATTAGCAAGATCTGTGTCAATCTTTTCTGCTAATGAGTTACCCATTTGCTTACCTAGTGCCGCCGCTAAATCTTCAGTTGCCGCTTCTCTTGCTAGGTCAGTTAGTGTAACCATTACACCTGCTTCTGAACAAGTAATTTCCTTGCTTAGAGTAGTGTATTCTGTGTTGTTTAGTGCTGTTCCATCTCCCACGCTTGATGACGCGATAGTTGGGAACACTGGGATTTGTGCAGTTAAGCCTGGAGTTCCAACCATGTTTACGTTGCGAACTAGTGGACGAATAACTGCTCTTTCATTCATTACATACTGAGCCGCTTGAACCATATTTGCATATAGTGTGCTAGTAGTTGAACTTGTAGTTTCTTGAGACATTTGTCTTTCTCCTTGTTAGTTAAAAAGTTTTTTTGCTACAAACTTAGAGTCTAACTCCCCTATTACGCATCATTTCAGCATATTGCTGTCTGTGCCTAGGATTGTTCATATCAAGTTTAGTAACATCAGTTTCAACCATAGAGCCTTGTTCTCCCTGAGCACTTCCAGTTCCGCTACCTCTTGGTGTTGGAGCCTTAAAGTGTGGGTTTTCTTGTAAAAAGCCTTTAACAAGATCAGATACTTTTAATGGGTTACCATTATCATCATATCTAACTTTGCCTGTGTTGTCCACAACATCAACGCCACCTGCTTCATTTAAACGAACCTGTCCTTTTAACAATGCAACAACCTGTTGAGGGTTAATTGCTTTGTTGGAACTTGCTTCATTTAGCAAAGTACCGTCTACCTTAATAGAATGCAATTCTTGCTCATATGTTTGTATTTTGGAGTTAAACTTTTCAGCCTGCTCTTTCAATAACGTTTCATACTGGCCACGCTTTTCAAGTTCTTCTTGTTTGCGTTTTTCTTCTGCTTCTATCAATGTTTTGTAGTGATCAACATCCACGTTTGCGAATTTCTTCTCAAACTTGACTTTTTCACGTGCCACTCTCTCAGCCACGATTCTATTTAAATCTTCTTGACTGAATTGTGTTTGCTCTTGTGTTTCCGCCTGCTTTTCAACTGGTTGTTGCGGTGCAGTTTCCTCTGTTTTTACCACTTGTTCTGTGTCTGACATACTTTATTCCTCTTTCTATTTGGTTGAGTTCTACCCCTACCCTCTTTGGTAGTAATGTATTATTTATTATTTTTATTGTAATAAATGTTATTTACGACGTTTTCTACCACCTCTTGTAGTGGTTCTAGTTCTCATGCTAGTTCTCATGCTGGATCTAGACATACCTGTTCTTTGTTTGCTTTTTCTGCCACCTCTTGATGCCATAACTTTTCCTCCTACTCGTTTTGGAATTAAACTTCTTACGCTGTTTGTTGTAATTGCTACCATACTAGTATTTAAAAGTTTATTGTTTCTAACACCTGTTTAGGTGTTATTTTTTGCATGGCTTCTTGGCATAATTCACAATCCTTGTGTATTGTATAACAAGGTGCTCCTGGTAAATCTGTAATGATATCCGTTTGATTTTTGTATCCTAGATGTTTTGGTGAAGTGCAATGACCCCATATTACGGTGCAAGGAACATCAAATGCCGCCGCAGTATGATGAGCCAATCCATCTGTTGTTATAACCCAATTGGCATATTTTACCAATGCAAAAAAATCACGAATCTCTGTTACCATGTTTATAGCACCAAACAATTCAGCATGACCTTGTGGTTTTGCCCTTATAACAACATAACCTGCATCACTTAATCCTTCAACCAATCTTTGCCAATGTTTCCAAGGCCAGTGTTTGTTGTTGGCGTGATGTGCATTTACTTTTGCATCTGGATTTACAAGAACATATTCACCATATTGTTTTTTTACGTTTTGTGCCCAAGCCTCTTCATTTGAATCCAATTGTATTGGTGCTGGTAATGGTTCATAACTATCAACATCATGATACCAACGTTTACCATTGGGTCTTTGTTCAACAGGAATGCCCTGTAAGTCAATCCAATCTATGTTTTTAAATGCTGGTTGTTTGCGATAGTTGATTGGACGTATATGTCCATCTTTTTGTGGAGCAATCTTTTTGCCTGTTTGTTGATGTACCTTGTAGGCTTCACCAAGCCACATCATGTCGTCACCCATTCCCATTAGCGTTTTTTTCTACCACCTCTGGTCTTGGATGCTTGTATTGCCCTACCTTGTTTTTCAGCCTCTGCTTTTGTTTTGTAGATACGTCCTGACATACCCCAACGGTATCCACCTTTTACTTTTTTAACTGGCATCTTCGTCAAATCCTTCCCAACTTGGATGTTCATACCATTTCATTTCTTTTTTGTCTTTTAATATTTCTTTTCTTCTGATTCTGCAAAGATGGTATAACTCTAATAGATATGCTCTTGCCCTTACACCTGCTCTTTGATTTTTATTAACTTCAAA